TGGTTAGAAGGATGACGGGGGAGGAATAGAACGCAAAACAGTCAGCAAATATTTTTGGTAGTAGTGGGCCACGTAGCGATCTCTCATTGTGCGTTTCCACATGGAGGCCCCCACCACTATTATCAATTTCGGTTTGCAAAAACGATCAGAGAGAAAGACCCATGAGGAGAGGGGCAATGACGTTGATTGCCGGCCCTAGGGACTGGACGACCTTAGTCGCCACACCCCAAAGCCGCTCAACCTCTTTCATAAACCCCGTCTCCTCAACGCCAGCATCGTCCACCAAACGAATGGCGGGAATTGAGCCGTCGATGTTGTTGGCGGCTGCCATCAGGAGGGGTTGATCGAGTGCAGCACGCGTAGAAAGCTGTGTGCCCGCCCTCGCCGCTGCCACACCCAAAAAGGTGAAAGCAGTGGTGGCAGGGTTCGGCTGGCATTCATAGTGCATGGCAATCTCAAGCTCACCCAAAACCGTGGAAGCCGGAAGGGCGCCACCCGTGGAGGTGAGAGCGCCCTCGACATAAACGCATAGGCAGTAGTGGCCGTAACTATTGGCATTAGTGGTGGCTCCAGCACGCTCGGTCAACGTCCCAGAGTCCTCATCATTCAGACCCCAGGCAGTACCAAAAGGTTTGAAATCGAGGGCCTCAGGACCGGACCTGCGAAAAGTGAAAACCAGCTCGTCAGTTTCCAACGCGGACATTGGGAACTGCTTGTAGCCAGGGAGTTGACTCATGGCTGACAACCCAGCAGGTAACGCTGGCTGCCAGCCATTGGCCATCTCGTTATTCGTTACGGTGACACCATCAGTGCTCTGGTTATTGGTAGTCATGAACGACATGTCCACGAAAACGGGCGCGACGTGAATCACGCCCGACACAGTGGAGAAGTTCTGGGTGCCAATGAACTTGACGCCGCCAGCGACCAAACGGCCGGCGACATACATGGACCTGAGCAGGGATATGTTCGATACTGGCCGATCCTGATTCAACACTCCGCTTCCTGGCCCGAATGCGTTCTTATCTCCCGCGGTGGCGGTGTAAGAAATGCCGTTCGGCCAATAGAAAGTGGACGGGGTGTTGGCAAAGAGACCGGTGGTTTTGGTCCCGACTATGCCATTAACGATGAGGTTTGATGGATCCGGTGTCACGAGAAACACGGACTGGCCAGCATTAGGCGCCACAGTTACCATGTTGAGGTCGGTGTAGACCCCAACAGCTGGGTTTGTGGAGAACACCGCTGGTTGGTGGACATCGAAACACCCCGTGTCACCCATGTACGGGTCGGGGTATTTCAAGTCCCTTGCGTCCTCGGAAAAAGGATCTATCGTTGCCGAGACAATGGGAGGAAGTTGACCTCTCGCTGACCTAGCCGCGCGCCTCCGGGCCCCCCGCTCCCTAAAAGTGGGTACCACGATGGGAGGGGCGAGGGGAGCATCTACGACATCCCTGGAAGGCAGGAACATCGTAGATGCAACGGGGAGCTGACGCTGCTTGGTCAGTTGAAGCTTGGATTGTCTCACGGACTGCTGGACAGCAGTCCTGATCTTTCGTTGTTTGGTAGTTTTAGTGCGGGACATGGTGAAGAAAAGAGGTTGTATGGGATACCTGACCTCAACAGGGACTGTTCATCGTGATGTACCACTAGGGCGGGCGCCGTGCAGTCTCTTGGCGTTCTGGATAGCACGTAAATATTTACCCCAAAAAGGAACGTTTTGGGCCCTTTACACATCACAACCCCATGTTACAGCGGCATGGTACGCTGCCAGAGCACCTTGCCGTCACGCAAAGGGTCCTCAAGGCACACACCGCGGTAAAAGTCCTCCAAAACCAACTGCTCCGAGGGTGTAACACCAAAAGCCCAGTAAAAACTGGCCCTAGTCTTGGGATGCACGTCTCCGTACTGACGTGTCATGTTTTTGGATAACTGCCGTACCCCCCACGACTGTGAATCCGAAGCAGTAGCCCTAAACTTCCCATGCCGCAGATAAGTGCGGTAGAAGTCCTGGAATACTGGGATACCTCCAGTCATGGCCATGCCACCAGTGCCGACTGCGTACAGCCAGCCCCGGTACATGGATTCGCTCTGCCACGCGTGAACCGACATAGTGTCCTTGGCTATAGCCCACTTGGGGTGACGCACCATGAGGTAATCCCTAGGGGAGGGCCCCACCCACACGGGGTGGGTTTGGCAAAACTCCACCTCCTCAAAGGTGTAGCATGGCTCCTCCAGGACCATATTGAACCCCATGGCGCGAAACCAGGCAGGTATCCCAGCCCTGAAACGGTGATAGTCACATTGCTCCATAAAGAGAACGCAATCATCTCCATTATTGGCCAGCTCAACCCGGATCCCCAACGACTCGGCATAAGCGTGGAACATCAAACACATGAGGATGCAATTACCCAACGATGTGTTCATGTCCCCGCTCATTCTGCCACCCTCAGTCTTGTACCTAACGCGCCCATCGGCCGTGTAGCCAACGCAGCTGTTGCGCAATTGCATCCTGAGAATGTGGCGAAGCCGACGTCTGTGCGCCCGCCTAGGAAAACAGTCCAAGTAAATCCCGTGCTCCCAAGCAAGAGCCTGGATGGACACATGCTGGTCGAAACGACTCGCATCTGCCCCGATAGCCACGGGTTTCCTAAAACTGTCCCACTTGTCTTTCATCACCTGGCCTGAACGAAGCGAGTTCATGCCCTTGAAGACCGTTGGACTGCCAAAAAGCTTGGCAATAGAACGGAAGATTCTCTCCTCTAGAGGCCGCAAAAAC